GTTTGTTGTTTCCAGCCTGCATCAGGGCAATGGGGTCTAGTGCATTGAATATCGGCAATGGGATGCCTGCCATTGCTGCTGCTTGGGTACGGGTTATGTTCCCTGCTTCAGCGGTCAGGTGCTGTGCAGCTACTATCCCGTCATACAGTGTGACCTGCTCTAGTTGTGCCAGCTGTATGTGGGGTACCTTCCCATCAGGTAGAGTTGGTGGAACAGCATTGGCATTAAGGTGTGCTGCATACCAGGGTTTGAAGGTCTCGAAAGTGATCTCCTTGATAACTGCTATGCGGCGTCCTGGTGGTATGTGTTGGATGAGATCCCAGTGCTTGCTTACCAACTCTTGTATGCCCTTTGCCTTTGTGCGGGTGACCTCGCGCTGCACATGTGGTGGGTATGTGGTTACTGCTCCTATTGCTGGTGTGTGCCCACGGATGATGAGCCCATACCGCTCAATGAAGTCAGTAGGCAGCAAAGCGTCCCACCTCACATTCTTCTTGTACTCGAACCTGAAGAGTGTGTTCAGGTATCGCCGAGTCAGGCCGATGATGACGTTGGGCTTGGCGCCTCGGTTGATTAGGTTTTGTGCATTTGCCATCGCAGCTATAGGCATGCTGGCCATGTCGATTAGTGGGTCTTTGTACCAGTTGCCAGTCGCAAAGGTGACCACTGCAGCTGCCAGTGGCTGTGTTGGATTATTATCTCCGCTAGCCATCCACTGCAGGAATTCATGTTTCTGAGTGGACAGCAGTTGCTTCTTGGGGTTGAAATGGTAGCCCATGGCAGCGCCCACTGCAAAATAATGCACTGCCGCTTCTTCCGATGTGTGCAGTCCATCTTCATCATCACCACACATCACGATGCTGACAGGCTTGGTCCATGCAGGTTCTATGTATTGTGCCACCGCGATCATCATATTCTTGTATATGGCATGCAGCAGTGTATTGTCCCTTGCAGTGTTTCTTTCTCCGGAGAACAAGCCATTGTAGGTGGGCCTTACTCCAATGGGCAAGCGTGCATACCTGTTGTGGTAACTGGCTGCAATCCAGAGCGTGGCTGCCATCTTTTGGCGCTTGATCTCCGGTTCTATACTGGCCTGCTCCCATCCCTTATAAAGCATGAGGTTCAATAGTGACTGTTCCCACCACCTGTGCTCCTTGTTGAAGTCTGAATAATCCAGAGACAACCACACGCCTTTGGTCCGTTGACTGAGCCAGTGTGTTTCCAGCCACTGGACAACGTCTGCTGGTGTCTGCTTGGCTACCATACCTTCAAAATGCATGGCACTTTCCACACCCCAGGATGCATAGCTAGCTATGAGTGTGTGGCAATCGCAGGCTGCGTAGAGGGCTCGGCGTTTGCGTCCTGGCTCAGGCTTGGTTGAGCAACGTGCAGCGCAGTGTGGGCGCGCATTGGTGACACGGGCTGGCACATCTTTGTCCAGCAGTGCATAAATGACCCGTTTGTTCGGGCGGTCACCAGTCCTGTGTGCTTGTGTCTTCCATTGGTTGGCAACATGGCGCCAGCTGCTGCTGCCGGAGGGGGTGGAGGTGACTCTATTCTCCCACCATTCCTGCATTGTCGTGTGACGCTTAGCAGTCCAGCGTGCCATCAGCTGCGCTACGAGCCTTTCAGTCTCTTGAAAAAACAGATGATAGTAGACGTCGCTCCCCAGTGAACGGCGCAATGAGTAAAAGGGTGTGTTGCGTTCCATTTCTTGGGCCCAGTCGGCTTCCACCAGGTCCCTGCCTGTTAGGTTGCTGATTTTGCGGACAATCTCACCCCAGATATTGATACATGGGTCGGCTGTGTTGCCAGCATTCAGGCGTATGGTGTCGAACAGTTCCTTATGCTCTCCCCAATGCTGTGTTGGGATCTGGGGCAGCCCAGTCTCCTTGACCATGTTGAACCATGGGTCAGGGATGGCACGGAGCCATATCAGCAGTGCACAAAGTGTGTGCTCCTCCTGTTCAAGCTGTGCTGTGACCACTGTCCATTCGTAATCTGTGAGTGGTTGTTCCGCGTCCAGCATCATCAATGTGAACCTGGCCCTGGATAATCCTAATTTTGTTGTGTTCCCCTGGAGCTGCTTTGCAACCTTTTTGATTCCCAGTCCTTTAGCTTCCTTGGTGCTCACTATATATTGCTCTGATTTTGTCCTTATTTGCTGTACAATGGCTCCATGTGTTAGACCTTCCAGCGGATGCAACATATCTAAGTACGTGTCCCGTGCCTGCTGGTAGGCCTGCCTGAATGTGGCGCTCACTCCTCCTCGGGAGCTGAGAAGATGGCGCCAGTCTCTGCTATGCCGTGATGCTGCCGAGGGACCGAAGCTGTTTGGGACCCGGCAGCTCCTTGAAAACCCGACTCAGGCTGGGTCGGTGTGGTGGGCTGAGGTTCCGGCTGTGGTGTTGTTGTCTGAGGAGTTGGTGATTGGGGCACGGGTGGTGGAGCAACTGCTTCTGGTTTGTAGGCGGCTGCCTCAACCCTGTTCACCTCATCGTTCCAATTGAGCTGTGTTGCTGTGAAAGGGTTTATGTTTTGGATTGGTTTTCCGCGCTCATCTGGGGGAACACACTCGTCGTATGAGGCTGGGACTGCAGCAAGCATTGCAGCATACGTCTCGGCCTTGGCTATGGCTTCTTCGCGGCCTGTCGGGCGCACTTCCCATTCTGCAGCATTGAGGCATGCAGTCTTCAAGAATCCGAGTACTGTCCGCTGTGCATCCAAATCCTCGGCAAGCATGATCTGCAGCATTTCTGGATCAAGCACAGTTGTGTAGCCTGTAAGCAGCCGTGACTCTGCTTCATACTGTGTTTTGTGCAGCTGCTTGCCGGCCAACTGTGTCATGTTGCCCATTGAATCAATGATGTTGCCGAGTGCCACCCCTAGCAGGTCCCGATAATGCTCGATGTCCTTCCTGTCAGTTTCTTTGAGTGTTATCTTTGGGGGTGTCACCTGGACATACTCTTCGTTGGGCTCAACCGGTGTTTCCTCAGGCTCTGGCGGTAAATAACCGTCCTCAATGAATTGCTCATACATGTCCAGGTTGGTATGAGGTATGTTCCATTCATAGTACCAGGTGACGCCGTGCGAACGTTCCTTGGCATGGAGTGCGGCTGCTAGTGCCCTTGTAGTATTGAGCTTGAATGCTGTCTTGTAGATAGCGCTCTCCGTACGGAGGGATGAGAACTGCCCATCGGTTGGCTTGTGGCGATATGACTGCAGGATCTTGGCCGGTGCAATGGTGGTCCTCTGCTCCTGCAGGTTTACTGTGACATTATGGATCCTGATATCAGGGTGGGTGACCAGCAGGCTGTAAAAACCGTCGGAGATGTTGGCTCGCCCGACTACCTTGTTGATCGGGACCACCAAGTCAATTGGTACTGGGGCAGCAAGCGCTGATGGTCTGAGGATTCCCAGCACTGCACTGTTGGCTGGGTGAGCGGTTGTAAACGGAACCACCTCCTCGGCTTCTACAGGGAGATAGCGCTTTTGTGAACCTCCAATGGCTACCCGGAGCCAGGGCTCAGTAAATGACTTATCCCACCCCATATCGGCCGCCAGATTTAGGGCTGAGGTGGCTGCTGCAGAGCCGTTGAGCCTGGCCTTGATGTACTGAGCACTATGGATTGCAGCGCGCCGTGAAACTGGAGTGTCCTGAGTGGCCCAGTAATGCCCAGTTTGCATCATAACGCTGTTCAAGCAGGCCAAGAAAGTTGCACCCCGGGCTGCTCCACCAAAAATGAGTGGTGCAGAATACTCAAATCGCTCTTCCAGATATTCGTCTGTGAGTGTATTGGTTGCCTGTGTTAATGGGGACAGCACCATTGGGGCCTGACTTGCCACTGGGAGTGACAGGATCAGATGGTCGTACGATCCCAGGGTGGCGGATCCAGCCGGGCGTGTGGCCATGCCAAGTGCAAACTGGAGCCATGCCTCGTAGTGTGGGGCAACACCGTAGACGTTGCTGAGGTACTGGGCATACATAGCTATGTCTCGTGCGGCCAGGTCTCCTGCCAGATCAACGGCTGTTGCAGTCGAAGAGAGGGCGTATGCTCGGGCGTTGGGGATTTCGGGCCATATGGCTAGGACCGATGGGGCAGCGCCATGTGCAGAGGTCGCCCAGCTGGGTGTGTCCAGAGCCAAAGCGCGAGCGATCCGCAGATAACGTTGTGAATCATTCAGGCCCCTGATCCCAACATAAATTGGCTGTTCGGTTGTGGCCGACGCTGCTAGGACGGCTGTCGACCAGTCACCGAGCTGTTGCAGGAAGCGGGGAGGGCGGTTGTCATTGTTGGTGGTTAGTCTTAGCCCAGACCCCGTCGCTTCAGCAACCGCAGCTCCGGCATACATGATTGCGAGCCTGAGGAGCAGCCTGGAAAGTTCCATTGGTGTATTGAGCAACCGTCCGATCCCCGTGCGAGCATCATCTGGGATTGATTCATTGGTGCCCCGTGAGTGGAAGGATTGTGAAATGGCAGCAAGACTCTGCAGTGCGGCACGGTCTACAATCCCATGTTTGAATCCTGCATATGCTGGGGCAAGATCGATCCGCTGTGTCATTAGTGGGGCACCACTGGTGGCAGTGAAGGTTATTGGGTAGTGCATGGTCCAGAGGCGGCCCATGCGGATGTTCTCTTTTTCGATGCTGTTTTTGATTGCTATGAGTGAGTATGTCAGGTCGACACCTTGGTGGTTGATGCGTGATGCAGAGGCGTGCTCTGATTTTGTGAAAACAGAGACTCCATCAGGTATGTCAGTGCCCAAAGCAGGGGGCGTCTGGCCGAGTCGAATAGATGCGACTACTTGTCGCTCAGGCAGCTTCACAAGTGAAGGTGCTGAGGCAGATGAGTTGAGGATGTATTCAGTCATGACTTGTTTGTTTAGGTGCTATTCTCGTGTTGGTGTGATGGTGTCTTGTCTTTTGACTTATTGAGAGCCGATGTCACGTATTTTTAAGTGGTGTCGTATCCACAATCGGGTTGAATAAGTTTGATTGGTTTAACAACAATTGGTTGGTGTC